CCAGAGTAAACAAAGTTGAAACCGAAAGCAAATAGCGAGTGCTTGCTACTTGTGAGTATGTACTGGGAAATTGGTCTAAAAAATATTATATCAGAAAAATAGATAAAAATCTACACTTTCACAAATTGTTAATATACGTTCGCAGAGAAAATTTATATTTTTAACAAGAATTGCTTTCTATCTGACTTTTAGTTGAGTTCATTTAGTGGATTCAACTAAGTGCCAGAGTCACTTAAAAAAAATAATATCACAAGGCCTGATTAGCTATAAGGGCATTGGGATACAAATATCGGCATCAATCACAGGACAACCTGTGAAAGGTGCGATAGAGGTACCCTTATTTCCTTATGCCCTTTTTCAGGCAATTCATGGGTCGGTACTTCTATAAGCAACGACCCTATTTGTTTCCTATGCCCTTCTGCAAGAACCAGGCAGAAAGGCAGGAACTTTATGAAAATCAAGATTCGTTACGAGAACGAGTATCAGACACTTGAGGTCGAAAACATGGAATTGGAGAAATGGTTAAATATCTCCATTTCAGAAGAAGAAAGTCAGGAAGACTACGAAAAGAGAATCCAAGATGTAATCGAAGAGAGATTTAACAGACCCGATTACAACAGCTGGCACAAGCATGACCGACATACAGGAAATGCAAAGATGAAGAACAAAGAGGGTGTTATTGAAGTTAACACCGAAGAGGCAATTATGTACAGAGCAGCTGATAAGTCAGCATTTAACAGTTCTATTGACGGAGTACATAACCAGCTTGAATACGAAGAATGCTGTGAAACTTTGAGAAGTCTTCTTAAACCTGCAGTAGCAGATATGGTCATTGCCATTGTACTTGACGGATACACCGTTGGCGAGTATGCAGCCTCAATCGGTGAGGATGCCAACAATGTCAGTCATCGTTACAGACGTGCAATCAAAAAATTAAAAAAAGTTTTTTCAAAATCGTCCTTTTAACCCTTCTCCCAAGGCTACCAAGTAGGAGGGTGACACCTCCGAGAAATTAATTTAAGGAGGTAATTCGCATGGAATTACAAGTATTTAACAGCACAGAGTTTGGCTCTGTAAGAACAGCAACTGTAAACGGTGAGGTTATGTTTGTCGGCAAGGATGTAGCAGACATTCTCGGGTACCAGAACGGTAGTCGAGATATTAACCGTCATGTAGATGAAGAGGACAGACATAAAGTCATGCTCTTTGATGGTAACCAGGATAAGGAAACCATCATTATCAACGAGTCTGGTCTTTACAGTCTTATCCTTTCAAGCAAGATGCCTAATGCGAAGAAGTTCAAACATTGGGTAACTGCAGAGGTTCTTCCGGCTATCCGTAAGCATGGAATGTATGCCATCGATGAGATTTTGGAAAATCCTGATCTTGCGATTGCAGCACTTACACAGCTTAAAGAAGAGCGTGAGAGAAGAAAACAGCTTGAATGTCAGACGCTTATTCAGCGTCAGCAGATTGCAGAGATGCAGCCAAAGGCAAGCTACTATGACCTTATTTTACAGAACAAGAACACAGTTCCTATTACACAGATTGCAAAGGACTACGGTATGAGTGGCCGCAAGTTCAATGCACTTCTTCACGAACTTGGAGTTCAGTACAAGTTCAGAAAGACCTGGCTTTTATATCAGCAGTATGCAGAATGCGGATACACACAATCACGTACCTATGCAATTGATGAGAGCAGAAGTGTGATGCATACCTATTGGACACAGAAGGGCAGACTTTTCCTTTATGACCTTCTGAAGAACGAAGGCATCTTACCAGTCATTGAACAGGAGGATTAAAAGATATGGGCATTGATAAGTTTAATCATGAGGGTTATTCCGACCCGACTACATATGAGGCTCTTACCAATATCCATCGTGAAGAAGTGGCAGCTGATAAAAAGGCTGCCTATCTTCCGTTGGTATATGTTTGCAGTCCGTATGCAGGTGATATCGAAAATAATGTAAAGAATGCAAAAGCATACAGCAGATTTGCTGTTGATGAAAATGTTATCCCGGTAACACCTCATCTTTTATATCCGCAGTTCATGGATGACGGAAATGAGGCGGAAAGAGAGATGGCTATGCATTTCAATTATGTACTTCTTGGCAAATGCACAGAGGTCTGGGTATTCGGTGGTGTGATAAGCCGAGGCATGGCTCGTGAGATTGGTGTTGCCAAGAAAAGAAGAATGAAGATCAGATGGTTTACTCAAGATTTGAAGGAGGTCGGAGAATATGATTAATTTTACTGTTTATTCAGCAGACTGTGTCGGCAACAGCGGTAACTGTCTGTATCCTAACAAGATGATTGTTTCCGACAAGGAATCCTTTATTAAAGCAACGAAGATGGATCATGTAACTGCAAAGTACAAGGGAAATTATCGAAGTAAGGATAACTTTGAATCCTCCGACTGTATTCCTCTTGACTGTGACAATGACCATTCGGACAACCCGAATGAATGGGTAACTCCTCTTGATATAGCACTTGAAATACCGGGAGTTGCTTTTGCTGTATCTTACAGCAGACACAACAACCTTCCAAAGGGAGATAAGTCTGCTAGACCAAGATTTCATATCTTCTTCCCTATTGAGATTGTATCGGATGAGCAGGAGTATGCAGATATGAAACGCAGGATTGCAGACATTTTTCCTTATTACGATACCAACGCATTAGACTCTGCAAGATTCCTTTATGGAAATAACTCTGATGAAGTGGAGTTCTATGAGGGTGACAAGACTATTATTGATTACCTGGAAGAGGATGATTTTGCTGATTTCGATGCAAGCCTTGAGCAAGTGCCGGAAGGTCAGCGTAACAGTACTATGAGTCACATTGCCGGAAAGATTATCAAGAGATATGGAAATACAGAAGATGCTTATCAGATATTCCTTAAGAAGGCAGAACTCTGTAATCCACCACTTCCTGAAAGTGAACTCAAGGTGATATGGAGAAGTGCATCGAAGTTCGGTAACAAGGTGTCAAACCAGGAAGGCTACATTCCTCCTGAACAGTACAACTCTGACTGCAGATTAAAGCCGAATGATTTCTCGGATGTGGGACAGGCTACCGTTCTTGCAACTGAGTATAAGGATATCCTTCGCTATTCCCCATCGACTGATTACATGGTCTACAACGGCAGTTTCTGGGAAGAGTCAAAACCAAAGTCCCAGGGTGTTTCCCAAGACTTGACGGAAAGACAGCTTGCAGAGGCTGAAACCGAAATGAAGAAGGCTATGGATGAACTTGTAAAGAATGGTGGCATGGAAATTCTTGTATCCGTGGGCCCGAAAAAAGCTGTGCAGATGTTCAATAAACAGCAGGCTCATGCTTATGAGATGTATGAAGATGCTTCTGTCTATAAGAAGTATGCCATTAAGAGAAGAGATACGAAGAACATTGCTGCCACATTAAAAGAGGCTCGTCCGATGCTAGAGGTGGAACAGAGAAACCTTGATGCCGATGAGTTTATGCTGAACACACCGACTCTTACCTATGATTTAAGACAGGGTATTAAGTTTCCAATAGAACACAGACCAGAACATTTCATCACAAAGCAGACAACCGTTGACCCATCAAGTGATGGAGCAGACATCTGGGCAGCTGCACTTGACACCTTCTTTTTAAAGGATACCGACCTTATTGATTATGTTCAGAGAATGGTTGGTCTGTCAGCAATCGGCAAGGTGTATGTGGAGGCACTCATTATCGCATATGGAGAAGGCCGCAATGGTAAGTCTACATTCTGGAATGTTATCGCAAGGGTTCTTGGTACATATTCAGGAAACATCTCTGCCGATATGCTTACCGTTGGATGCAGAAGAAATGTCAAGCCAGAACTTGCCGAGGCAAAGGGTAAGAGAATGCTCATTGCAGCAGAACTTGAAGAAGGTATGAGATTGAATACTGCCAATGTAAAGCAGCTTTGTTCTACCGATGAAATCTATGCTGAAAAGAAGTATAAAGATCCGTTTTCATATACTCCCACACATACACTTGTGCTTTATACCAACCACCTGCCAAAGGTTGGTGCGATTGATAAAGGTACCTGGAGAAGACTTATCGTTATTCCGTTTGATGCCAAGATAGAAGGAAGTGCTGATATCAAGAACTATGCAGACTATCTGTTTGAAAAGGCAGGTGGTGCAATCCTTACATGGGTTATCGAAGGTGCAAGAAAGGTAATCGCAGACAACTATAAGATTGACCCGCCACAGAAGGTGCGTGATGCTATTGAGCATTATAAGGAAAGTAATGACTGGCTTTCCTACTTTTTAAGTGAACGCTGCGAACTTGATCCTGCCTATGTGGCAAAGTCGAGCGAGGTATATAACGAGTATCGAATCTTCTGTACCCAGGTGGGTGAGTTTACAAGAAGTACAACTGATTTCTACACAGCCTTGGAAACGGTCGGATTTGAAAGATACCGCGACCGTAAAGGCAGATACATTAAAGGCTTAAGACTCAAGACGGACTTTATGGAAGAAGAGTAATGACAGTAGGTGTGACAGTTAATGACGGCTATTTACTATCCTTTTCTATAGAGTAAAAAAATTAAGTCTATATATAAGTATAGGAAATGACAGTCTTACCCTGTCACACCATCAAATTCAGCATCGATGGAGGTGGCACGAATGCGTGAAAAAGAAGTAGAGCAGAAACTTGTAAAGGCTGTAAAGCTTGCAGGTGGTTTCTGCATCAAATTTACATCTCCCGGATTTGACGGAGTGCCGGACAGACTGGTTCTTCTTCCAAAAGGGAGAATGGCTTTTATAGAACTCAAGGCTCCTGGCAAGAAACCGAGAGCCTTACAAAAAAGAAGAATGAAACAGTTATCAGCTTTGGGGTTTACCTGCTATGTGGTTGATAACACTGATGTGATTGGGGGTGTCATTGATGAAATACAATCCTCATGATTATCAGACTTATGCAACAAACTTTGTACTGGAACATCCTGTGGCAGCAGTCCTTTTAGAAATGGGACTCGGAAAGAGTGTGATTACCTTAACGGCTATATTTGAACTTCTCTATAACCGATTTGAAGTTGGAAAGGTTCTGGTCATTGCACCCCTCCGAGTAGCAAGAGATACATGGCCTGCTGAAATAGAAAAGTGGGATCACTTAAAGGGACTGACCTATTCGGTGGTTATAGGTACAGAGTCGGAGCGAAAAGAGGCATTAAGAAAAAGTGCAGGTATTTATCTTATCAACAGAGAAAATGTGGACTGGCTTATCAACAAGAGTGGCTTTCCATTCGATTTTGATATGGTTGTAATAGATGAATTATCGTCATTCAAGTCGGCATCGGCTAAACGATTCAAGAGCCTTCTTAAAGTAAGACCAAAGGTAAAAAGAATCGTGGGTCTTACAGGAACTCCAAGCAGTAATGGACTTATGGATTTATGGGCAGAGTTCAGAATCCTTGACATGGGAGAAAGGCTCGGAAGATACATCACACATTATCGTATGAATTTCTTTGTGCCGGATAAACGAAATCAGCAGATGATATTTTCCTATAAACCAAGACCTGGTGCGGAAGATGCCATCTACAGACTGATATCGGATATTACGATTTCCATGAAGTCGGCAGATTTTCTAAAAATGCCTGAATGCATTATGAACGAAGTGGAAGTAAAGCTTTCAGAAAAGGAATGGTCTGTATATGACGAATTAAGACAGGAAATGGTGGTGTCTTTGGAAGATGAAGAGATTGATGCTGCAAATGCAGCTGCTCTTTCAGGCAAACTTCTGCAGATGGCCAATGGTGCTATCTATAACGAGGAAAAAGAGGTCTTCCATATTCATGACTGTAAGCTTGATGCACTTGAAGATTTAATCGAGAGTGCAAATGGCAAACCTGTACTTGTGGCTTACTGGTATAACCACGATTTGGAGCGAATCAGGGAAAGGTTCAAGGTTCGTGAAATCAAGACTTCAAAGGATATCAGAGATTGGAATAACGGTGATATACCGATTGCCGTAATTCATCCTGCGAGTGCCGGACATGGCTTAAATTTGCAAAGCGGTGGTTCGACCCTTATATGGTTTGGTCTTACTTGGTCATTGGAACTCTATCAGCAGACCAATGCAAGGTTATGGAGACAGGGGCAGAAATCCACAGTTGTCATACACCACATTATTTCAAAGGATACCATTGATGAAGATGTGATGAAGGCACTAAGGCTCAAAGAGAAAACACAGACAGATCTTATCGATGCGGTTAAAGTGAGAATCGGAGGTGGTGTGTATGCAAGGCAATGAGTTTTTAAACAGACCTTTTATTCTGAATAATAAAATCAACGACAAGAAGATTAAGCTTGGATTTTACAGAGAATTGTCGTGCAGTCCATCGTCACCGGGGTTCGAAGAGCATTTCTCAAGCAATCCAAATACAAAAGCACCCTTTGTCCGCTACTTAGAAAAGATAGATGATCTAGAGCGAGAGATTGCTGAAGATTATAAAAAGCTTGATGAGATTAAAACCGAAGTGGACAATGCAATTGATGTTGTGGAAGATCCAATGGAACAGATGATCCTAAGATATAGGTACTTGGAATTTTTATCAATGCCGGATATTTCTGTTCGAATGCATTACTCACTGCGTTGGACAAAGAAACTACATAGACGTGCATTGGACAGCTTTGAAAGAGGACACCCCTAGATCACCCCTAGGCCACTCCCCGTTCATATTGAAATGATGTAGAATGGTATTGTAGAAAAATATATAAAACAACTAAGCCTTTGTAGGAGCAATCCCGCAGAGGCTTTTGTTATGTCCAGCTGGAGGTGAAAAAGATGCCAAGAAAACCAAAGAAACCGTGTGGTTATCCTGGCTGTCCTAATTTAACAGAAGGTAGATATTGCAAGGAGCATGAAAAACAAATGAAGCAATCCTACGAGAAGTATGGCAGAGAGAAAGCTGTACGCCGTAGGTACGGAAGAGCGTGGAAACGAATTCGTGACAGCTACGTGAAAACACATCCATTCTGTGAACAGTGCTTTGAGAAAGGAATCATTGTTCCGGTGGATGAGGTTCATCATAAAAAACCATTGTCGGAAGGTGGTACTCATGACAGAAGCAATCTGATTTCTCTTTGCAAAAGCTGTCATGCCAAGATTCATGCCGAGCGTGGTGATTATCACGGAAGTAAAAAACATCATGTGTATAAGTATTAAGTGTGTCGGTCTATGACGGCTATTTACTATCCTTTTCTATAGAGATAAAAATTTTATCCTATATATAATATAGGAAATGCTGGTCATAGGGTGTCACACTGCGAATTGATGAATGAAAAAGCACCCCAGGGGCGGTCAAAATCTCTAACACCGGGACCACCGTGGAACGGCGTGGGGTCTTGCGTGTAAAAAAGGCGAAATCAAAAGGGTAATAAAGGAGGAACATGAGACGTGCCTACGAAATCGAATAACATAGGCGGCCGTGGAGGTGCCAGACCTGGTGCCGGACGTAAGAAATCGGCTGTCAAAGAAAAAGCAAATAACGGAAATCCGGGCGGACGAAGATTAGAGATTCTGGATATTCCGGATGTGGAAGGTGTGGAGATGCCAAAGCCACACGACTTCCTGTCAGCAGAGCAGAGAGATGGTTCAGAACTGCAGGCATCCGAGATTTATGAGGAGACTTGGCAGTGGCTGAAGAAGATCGGATGTGCATCGAAGGTGTCTCCACAGTTACTTGAGAGATATGCGATGTGTTCTGCGCGTTGGATTCAGTGTGAGGAGATGACCAATAAGCTAGGTTTCCTTTCCAAGCATCCAACTACACAGAAACCTATCCCATCTCCGTTTATCAATATTGGCATCAACTATATGAACCAGGCCGTAAGGCTTTGGAATGAAATATTTCAGATTGTGAAGGAGAACTGCAGTACCGATTATGACGATGCTGCTCCACAGAATGATTTGATGGAGAGACTCCTAAGAGCAAGGGAAGGAAGATAGCATGATTGAAAAAGTGAATCCGAGCCATCCGGATAAGGTGGCAGACAGAATTGCAGGTGCGATTGTCGACCTTGCGTATAAGAAACAGGAAAATCCAAAGATTGCTGTGGAGGTACTCATCGGTCATGGGTATGGTCATGTGGTGATTGAAACATCCGCACCTTTGGAAAAGGAAGATGTTGCATTCATTGTAGAGCGAATGGCACCGGGCATCCGTGTGTTTATTCAGATCGTTCCACAGGATGTGCATCTTGCAAATAACCAGTCGAAGAGAATGAGATGTGGTGACAACGGCATCTTCAAAGGTGTGCCGCTGAAAGAAGAGCAAAAGGCACTTTCAAAGATTGCAAGAGAAATCTACACTTCCAATCCTACAGATGGAAAGTACATTCTTGATGAAGCTAGACTGATCATCTGTCAGAGCAATGCAAAAACTACAGATTTGAAAAACACATATCCAAATGCGGAAATCAATCCGCTCGGTGACTGGACTGGTGGCACTGATGTAGATACCGGAGCAACCAACAGAAAACTTGGGTCTGATATGGCTGATTCAGTAACAGGTGGAGGACTTCATGGTAAGGATTTATCGAAAGCCGATGTATCCGTTAATATCTATGCTTTTCTAAAAGCACAGAAAACGGGTAAACCAGTAGAAATCTGTTGTGCCATTGGTGATGATACAATCGATGGAATCCCGTATCAGGACATCGTGAATATTGCAAAAGATTACATAGACTCCGTAGGTGGATTTGAAAAATTCGCTGAGTGGGGTCTTTTTTAGTGGAGGTGGCTATGAGTAAGACAACTACTGAGATGCAGCTTGTAGCTGTATCAAAACTAATTCCTTATGTGAATAATGCAAGAACTCATTCTGCCGAGCAGGTAATGAAACTTCGTTCTTCCCTTCGTGAGTTCGGTTTCATCAATCCTGTTATCATTGATCGAGAGTTTAATGTTATCGCAGGCCACGGAAGAATCCTTGCTGCAAAGGAAGAAGGAATACTTGAAGTACCTTGTGTATTTGTGGACTACCTTACAGAGGCACAAAAGAAAGCATATATTCTTGCCGACAACCGAATGGCAATGGATGCAGGATGGGACGAAGAGTTACTTCGTATTGAGATTGAGGCTCTCCAGAGTGAGGACTTCGATATCGGACTTACGGGATTTGACGAAAGCGAGATTGCGGATCTCTTTGGTTCGGATGATACTTCCGGGGTAAAGGATGATGACTACGATTTGTCAGCTGCACTTGAGAAAGCAGCATTTGTAAAGCGTGGTGATATCTGGACAGTCGGAAGACACAGACTGATGTGTGGTGATGCGACTTCCTCAGAAGATGTAGCTGCACTTATGGATGGTAAAAAAGCCAACCTTATCGTAACGGACCCGCCGTACAATGTGGCATTTGAAAGTTCCGATGGCTTATCCATAAAAAATGATAAGATGGCAAATGATAAATTCTATGAATTTCTGCTTTCCGCATTTAAGAACATGGCCGAGCATCTTGAAAAAGGTGGCTCGGCTTATGTATTTCATGCAGATACAGAAGGTCTTAATTTCAGAAAGGCTTTCATGGATGCAGGCTTTCATTTATCCGGGTGCTGCATCTGGGTAAAGAACTCTCTGGTGCTTGGCCGAAGTGATTATCAGTGGCAGCATGAACCAGTCCTTTATGGCTTTCTACAGAATGGAAAGCACTACTGGAGCAAGAATGCAGGCAGAAGTCAGACAACCGTCTGGAACTTCGATAAGCCGAAGAAGAATAAGAATCATCCGACTTCAAAGCCACTTGACCTGCTTGCCTATCCAATCGGAAATTCAAGTCAGGAAAACGCAATCGTCATTGATACCTTTGGTGGCAGTGGTTCAACGCTCATGACCTGTGAGCAGACGAACCGTGTATGTCATACGATGGAACTTGATGAGAAATACGCATCCGTCATCCTTCGTAGATATGTTGAGGATACCGGTGATACAGATAATGTATTCGTTATAAGAAACGGAGAGAAACTTGCTTACTCCGACCTTGTAAAAGAGGTGGAGGGAGCAGATGGAGAATAAGAATTTGACCCTCGGAAGTCTGTTTGATGGTTCCGGGGGTTTTCTTTTGGGAGGACTAATTTCCGGTATCACTCCGATTTGGAGTTCAGAAATTGAGCCATTTCCCATAAGAGTTACAACAAAAAGACTGCCACAGGTAAAGCACTATGGAGATATCTCCAAGATGAACGGAGCAGAGATTGAACCTGTAGACATCATCACATTTGGCAGTCCATGCCAGGATATGAGTATTGCAGGCAAGCGTGATGGACTTGGTGGTTCAAGGTCTAGCTTGTTTTACGAGGCAGTCAGAATCATAAAAGAAATGAGGTGTAAGACAGATGGCAGAAAACCTAGATTTATCGTCTGGGAAAATGTCCCCGGAGCATTCAGCTCCAACAAGGGAGAAGACTTCAGAGCAGTACTCGAAGAGGTCTGCAAAATCAAAGATGAATCAGTGTCAGTGCCTAAACCTAACATATGGAACCGCGCAGGAAAAATCATGGGAGATAATTACTCCGTTGCCTGGAGACAGTTTGATGCTCAGTTTTGGGGAGTACCCCAGAGAAGAAAACGTATCTACCTTGTCGCAGATTTTGCAGATTGGTGTGCCGGAAAAATACTATTTGAGTCAGAAGGCTTGTCTGGGTATTCTAAGGAGAGCATCCAGTCGTGGCAAAGTTCTGCCTCCGCTTTTAGAGAAGGCACTCAAGATGCAGGCATCGGCTTAATGTTTGAAAACCACGGACAGGATGCAAGATATACGGGTCCTCTTGATGTGTCTCAGACCGTTCTTTCTACTTATGGAACAGGCGGTAACAATCAGCCGTTTGTAGTGGAAACACCAAAGACATTGAAAATCCGAAGTGGATGTGAAGGCGGAGGAAAGGGTCCGCTAATCCAGGAGAACAAGTCAGCAACACTTGGAACAAACAATGATCAGACATTATTCCAGCCTGTTGCTTACGGCATCTGCTCCAAGGACAGTAATTCCATGAAATCTGCAAATCCAAACAGTGGATTTTATGAAGCAGATACAAGCAGAACCATTGATGGCAATGGTGGGAATCCCGGCTGCAACCAAGGCGGCATTGCTGTGATTGAAGGCAATGGCACTCGTCCTTCTCATAAGGGTGATGGATATAAGGAATCAGATGTCATGTACACATTAAATGCAACGGAGCAACACGCAGTGGCATTTGCAGATATTCATGCGACACTTTCTGCCAACGATGGTCCAAAGGGACCGTCTTCTCAGATGATGGGAAATCCTCATGAAAATTTTGTAGGAGAGCCTGCATATGGTATTGGCAGACCCGCAATGAACCAAGGCTATAATGCAAAGTTCAGTTTCCAGATTGAAGAGGAAGTTGAACCGACTATTGTGGCAGCAGGAGCAAGTGGAGTAGCTCATCCGGTGTATAGTTCATCCAAGGCATCATTTTTTACATCCGCTGAAGAAGAAATGGCAAACACACTCGTTGCCACAGATTACAAGGATCCACCTATCGTTAATGAACCGAGATATATTGTGAGAAGACTTACCCCTACGGAATGTGCAAGACTGCAGGGATTTCCGGATTGGTGGTGTGATGAGCTTGGAACAGAGAATCCTACCGATGAGGATATTTCTATATGGAGAGAAATCTTTCAGACACACACTGATGCACTTGGAAAGAAAACAAAGCCGAAGACAGATAATCAAATCAGAAAATGGCTTAAGAACCCACATTCAGACTCAGCGGAGTATAAGATGTGGGGCAATGGTGTAGCACTTCCTAATGTGGTGTTCGTGCTTTCCGGAATAGCATATTTTGCACAAAATCATGATGGATAAATCGGTTCATATTTACTCAGATATTTACAGATATGACTTGCTATTTATGTGATTCAGAGTGATATATGTAGTACCGAAAAATAAAGGAGGTACTCATAAATGAGAGTAGAATTTAACCGAACCGGAGCAGAGAGAAAAGCACTGGTTACAGCAATTGGAGAAATCCTCGGAACAAAGCCAAAGTACAAGGGGATGCCAACAGCTGCTTATGATTTTGGTGGATTGATTATCGACAAAAACGGTGATGCAGAGTTCGAGGAGAACATCTTTCCAAAGGATATCGAAGACCTTCTTCAGCAACTTGCCGACAGAGGCTTTGCTTACGAAAGCAAGGAAGTATCCGAAGACCCGGAAGAAATGCCACAGGGCGAAGATGCGGGGCTTACAGTGGCAATTTCCATTGAGAATGTTGGAGTTTGTAACCTTACAAATTTACTTGATGCAAAAGGAGAGTTAATCAAAAAAGCGTTAGGAGTGGATGACATTCGAATTGAAATTGATGAGGAAAAAGTTTCATTTCCTTGGTTTTCCGAACTCCCGGATGCAGAAACCTGTCAAGCTTACCAGAATTTCATTGCAGCACTCTGCAAGATGAGTAAAGAACAGAAACGCATCAACTCAACAGAAAAGAAAGTCAGCAATGAGAAATACGCATTCAGATGTTTCCTTTTAAGACTTGGGTTTATCGGTGAGGAATACAAAGCCGACAGAAAGATTCTGCTAAAGAATCTCAGTGGCTCATCTGCTTTCAAAAATGCAGCAAAGAAGGAGGTGTCAGACGATGAGATTTCCAAGTAAAGAGATTGTGGAAAGGGTATGCAGACAGTATCCTATCGGATGCAGAGTAGAACTTGTGAGAATGGACGATTTGCAGGCACCACCGATTGGAACGAAAGGCACGGTCATGGGTGTGGATGATACAGCAAGCATTATGGTTGCTTGGGATAATGGTTCCGGATTAAATGTAGTATATGGAGAGGACAGTTGCAGAAAACTGGACAGCGTAAAGGTGACTTGCTACGGAAGTACTGAAACTTGGGACAGCAGAAAAGATGCGATGGAATTTTACCTTCGAGCAATGGCATCATCCGAAGGCAGTGAACAAAGCAGATACACAAAGGTGTATACAGAACTTGCAATGGGACTGCCGGATTGTACAGACGAGGAGTAAGATTATGGATGAGAAGATAAAAGAACAGATTTTATATATCAGAGTTTCAGGTCTTACCAATATGTTTGATGTAACGATGGTTCAGAGGCTTGCCAATGAATATGGTTTCTACGAACTTGTGATTTTCCTAGAGGAAAATCGAGCAGATTATGTCCATTTCATCCTTTATGGAGAGACATAAAATACACAGTTATCTACTGAAATAATTGTTACATTTATGCCAGTAATTAACTTGCTATTATGTGCTTTTAGAGTGATATATAGTGTACCGAAAGGAAAAGAAAACACTTAGGAGGACATCACAATGAAGGAAATCAGAACATTTGAAAAGGCAATCGAAGAGAAGGCAAGAAACCTTAAGGACGCAAGAATCAATCCTACACTTTTCTGGGCATACAAAACTTCCAAAGAAGAATCTGGCAACGACCTTATTGATTTTAACGAGGTCATTTGGGATTACGACATCAAAGAGATTGCAGACTGCTTAAGAGCAGAAGGCATTACAGAGTTTACCATCAGTTCAACATTTTCAAGCCTTATCGAAACCCTCGCAGCATTTGAGAAAGAAGGCATTTGCATGAACGGACTTACAACAGTCAACGCAAGACACACCGACTGGAAGACTGGAGAGCATGCAAGAATTCCAGCAATCAAGATGGAGGTGAGATAAGCATGTGGTCAGAAGGAACAATCGGAATTCCTAAGAAGGATGGCGGATACAAGAACGTAAAATACTGGGTGAAACATTTTGAAGAACCCAGCGAGGATTACGGCATCAACGGTGGTAAGATTTCCAAACTGAGCCTTAAGATGGATGGAGAATGGATTGCCAACTACGACAGAGGATGGGATATTGAGCCGACCTGCGAAGAGGCGGAACTTGCTCTTTGCATCCTTTTAAATGATTTTAACTAGACTGAATAACGAAATGTTATCGGGAACGGAAGCTGAAAGGCTTCTGTATCTCGTATAGAAATATTTATTGGTGTCACCGATGATGGTGGCTATTTTTATTTGTGGAGGTGATGGCAAATGAGAAAACTGAAAAAGTATAAACCAACGAAGCTTATGGCGAAGTCTTCTCATTACGATGAGCAGATGGCAGATTATGCTGTCAGCTTTATTGAGGAACTATGCCATACCAAAGGAACGTGGGCAGGAAAGAAATTTGAATTGATAGACTGGCAGGAACAGATTATTAGAGATCTGTTTGGAGTATTAAAGCCAAACGGATACAGACAATTCAACACAGCTTATATTGAAATACCCAAGAAACAGGGGAAATCGGAACTTGCAGCTGCCGTTGCACTTCTTCTTTTATGTGGTGATGGAGAAGAAAGAGCAGAAGTGTACGGATGTGCAGCAGATAGAAATCAGGCAAAAATCGTATTTGATGTGGCTGTAGACATGGTGAAGTTCTCTCCGGCACTGATGAAGCGAGTGAAGATTCTGGAGTCGCAGAAGAAACTGATATATAAGCCAACGAACAGCTTTTATCAAGTTTTATCAGCGGATGTTGCCAATAAACACGGCTTTAATACGCACGGAGTAATCTTTGATGAGCTTCATACGCAGCCGAACCGAAAACTCTATGACGTAATGACACAAGGAAGTGGTGACGCAAGAATGCAGCCACTGTACTTTCTGATCACCACAGCCGGAAATGATACCAATTCCATTTGCTATGAGATACATCAGAAAGCGCTGGATATTCAGGCGGAAAAAAAGGTTGATCCGACATTTTACTCTGTTATCTATGGCGCAGATGAATCAGAAGATTGGACAGACCCTAAAGTATGGAAAAAGGCAAATCCATCACTTGGCATTACCGTTGCTATAGAAAAAGTAAAAGCTGCCTGTGACTCCGCAAAGCAGAATCCTGGAGAAGAAAACTCCTTCAGACAGCTAAGACTTAATCAGTGGGTAAAACAGTCGGTACGATGGATGCCGATGGAAAAGTGGGATGCCTGTAACTTTGCCGTTAATGAAGATGACTTGGAAGGTCGTGTATGTTACGGCGGACTGGACTTATCCAGTACAACCGATATCACGGCATTCGTACTTGTGTTCCCACCGCTTGATGAGGATGACAAATATATCGTTCTTCCTTATTTCTGGGTGCCGGAAGACACCCTTGACCTTCGAGTGCGAAGAGACCACGTTCCCTATGACCTGTGGGAGCGAAAAGGTTACCTGCAGACAACCGAAGGTAATGTTGTTCACTATGGCTACATCGAGAATTTCATAGAAAGTCTTGGTGAGAGATTCAACATCAGAGAGATTGCCTTTGACCGTTGGGGAGCAGTACAGATGGTTCAGAATCTGGAAGGCATGGGATTTACCGTTGTGCCTTTCGGACAGGGATTCAAGGATATGAGTCCACCAACCAAGGAACTGATGAAACTGGTGTTGGAAAAGAAAATCGCACACGGTGGTCATCCGGTTTTAAGATGGAATATGGATAACATCTTTATTCGTACGGATCCTGCAGGAAACATCAAGGCAGATAAGGAAAAATCAACTGAAAAGATTGACGGTGCCATTGCAACAATCATGGCACTTGACAGAGCAATCAGATGTGGTAATGAAGTGACAGAATCGGTCTACGATACACGAGGCTTATTAGTCTTTTAATTTGGAAAGGTAAGGTGACTAGAATGGGAATTCTAAAAGGCTTGTTTAGGACAAGAGATGCTCCCACAAACAGAACAAGTGGCAGTGCATATAGCTTTTTTATGGGCAATAGCACGAGTGGAAAAAGAGTAAATGAACGCTCTGCCATGCAGATGACTGCCGTTTACAGTTGTGTCCGTATCTTGTCAGAAGCAGTGGCAAGCCTGCCATTACATTTTTATAAATATGATGAGAACGGAAGTAAGGTAAAAGCTACAGAGCATCCACTTTATATATTGCTCCATGATGAGCCGAATCCTGAAATGACAAGCTTTGTTTTTAGGGAAACCCTTATGACGCATCTTCTGTTGTGGGGAAATGCCTACGCACAGATTATCAGGAATGGCAAGGGAGAGATTATCGCACTGTATCCGCTCATGCCGGACAGGATGAAAGTGGACAGAGATGAACACGGACGTCTTTATTATGAGTACCAGGTAAATTCAGATGATGCCCCAACCAATAAAGGATCTTCTGTTAAGCTTGCTCCTGATGAGGTCATGCATATTCCGGGACTTGGCTTTGACGGTCTTGTAGGTTACTCGCCTATTGCAATGGCCAAGAATGCTATCGGTCTTGCAATTGCAGCTGAAGAGTATGGCAGTAAGTTTTATGCCAACGGTGCTGCACCAAGTGGAGTGCTTGAACATCCGGGAACATTAAAAGACCCATCAAAGGTAAGGGACAGCTGGTCACAGACTTTTGGTGGTAGTGCAAATTCGCATAAGGTGGCTGTTTTGGAAGAAGGAATGAAGTACACACCGATTTCCATTTCTCCGAACGAAGCACAGTTTTTAGAAACAAGAAAATTTCAGATAGATGAGATTGCTCGAATTTTCAGAGTGCCTCCACATATGGTAGGAGACCTTGAGAAGTCGAGCTTTTCTAATATTGAGCAGCAGTCACTTGAATTTGTGAAATACACTCTTGACCCTTGGGTTTCAAGGTGGGAGCAGAATATGGCTCGTTCTCTGTTAACAGCAGAGGAAAAACAGAATTATTTTATCAAGTTTAATGTAGACGGACTTTTGCGTGGAGATTATCAGAGTCGAATGAACGGTTATGCCACTGCAAGACAGAATGGTTGGATGTCTGCCAATGACATAAGGAAACTTGAGAATCTCGACAGGATTCCTGCCGAACTCGGTGGTGACCTTTATCTTATCAACGGCAACATGACCAAGCTTGAAGATGCAGGTATCTTTGCGGCAAGCCTGGATACATCAGACGGAGAGGAGAAAGCGAATGAAGAACAAGAAGTTCTGGAACTGGAAGAGCCGAAAGACTCTAAACCAAGAAAAGGTCGAAGTCGCAGAACGAGTCCTTGAGTTGCACGGCACAATTGCTGAAGAGAGCTGGTTTGATGATGATGTCACACCGCAGTTATTCAAGGATGAGTTAAATGCCGGAAGTGGAGATATTACCGTATGGATCAATTCTCCGGGTGGTGACTGTGTGGCTGCGGCTCAGATCTACAATATGCTCACACAGTATAAAGGGAATGTCACAGTAAAGATTGACGGTATTGCAGCATCGGCAGCATCGGTCATTGCAATGGCTGGAAATATGGTACTTATGTCCCCTGTTTCAATGATGATGATTCATAATCCTGCAACCGTAGCATTTGGTGACCATGCAGAAATGCAAAAAGCAATCGATATGCTTGCAGAAGTGAAAGAGTCCATCATCAATGCCTATGTGATTAAGACTGGTCTTTCAAGGTCGAAACTTAGTCACTTGATGGATGCCGAAACCTGGATGGATGCAAACAAGGCCGTTGAACTTGGCTTTGCTGATGACATCGTTACAAGAGCAGAAACAAAACCGAATACTGATCCCGAAGAAGAGGATGAAGATGATGAAAGCACCGAAGAGAAGGAAAAGAAACCAACTGACTCGATGCTTTTTTCACGCAAGGCGATAAACAACGCTCTTATGAACAAGCTGGAAAAACACTATGTCCAGTCTAAAGAAATCGTAACAAAGCAGGCAGAGATTTCTGTATCTACAAACAAAGGCACTTCTGCAAAAGAGATTAAGGAGCGTCTGGACTTTATTAAGAAATTCATTTAAGGAGGAATTCTATTATGACTATTAAGGATTTAATCGAAAAAAGAGCAAAAGTGTGGGAAACTGCAAAGAACTTTGTGGAAACTCACGAAGACAAGAATGGTGTGCTTTCTGATGAGGATACAGCAACCTACAACAAGATGGAGAAGGAAATCGAGGATTTGACAGCTGCCATCGACCGTCAGCAGAGAGCAGAACGCAGAGAAGCAGAACTTGCAAAGCCTGTTAATTCTCCGATTACCGGTAAGCCTTTTATGGGTGATGCCAAGGAAGTAAAGAAGGGTCGTGCTTCTGATACTTATAAGGATGCGATGCTTTCTGCAATGCGTTCTAATTTCCGTAATGTAAGCAATGTACTTCAGGAAGGTGTAGATGCCGATGGTGGTTACCTTGTACCGGAAGAGTACGACCGCAGACTTATCGATGTGCTTGATGGTGAGAACATCATGCGCAGCCTTGCTACAAAGATTACTACTGCAGGTCAGCACAAAATCAACATTGCAGCTACCAAGCCTGCAGCAGCATGGATTGAGGAAGGTGGAGCATTATCTTTTGGTGATGCAACATTCGACCAGATTTATCTTGATGCCTACAAGCTTCATGTAGCAATCAAGGTCACAGAAGAGCTTCTTTATGACAATGCCTTCGGTCTTGAAAACTACATCATCACTCAGTTTGGTAAGGCACTGGCGAATGCCGAAGAGGATGCATTTCTTAACGGTGACGGCAAGGGCAAACCTACCGGCATCTTCGCTAAAACAGGTGGAGGTCAGGTCGCAGGGACACTTACAGCGGCTATCAAATCCGATGATCTTATTGATCTGGTGTATGGACTTAAAAGACCGTATCGAAAGAGTGCATCATTTATTATGAACGATGCGACACTTGCATCTCTTAGAAAGCTGAAGGACAACAACGGAGTATATATCTGGCAGCCTTCATACAAGGAAGGAGAACCGGACAGAGTGCTTGGCTATGCTGTTCACACTTCTGCTTTTGCACCTACAAATGCGATTGCATTCGGTGATTACAGCTACTACAACATCGGTGACCGTGGTTCTCGTTCTTTTGCAGAACTTCGTGAACTTTTCGCTGGTAACGGCATGGTTGGTTATGTAGCCAAGGAAAGAGTTGATGGTAAGCTTATCCTTCCTGAAGCGGTTAAGATTTTAAAACTTAAGGAAGAAACACAGGCGGCAGGTAAATAAGACTTAAAACAATAATGTGTGACACTTTATGACGGCTATTTACTATCCTTTTCTAAAGGGATAAAAAATTGAGCCTATATATATAGATATAGGGAATGCCAGTCATAAGGTGTCACAGTCTTTTTCAGAGGTGGTGATAGATATGATTGTAAATCTTGATGAGATGAAGGGTTACCTTCGAGTGGACTTTGATGACGATGATGCACTTATCGAAAATTTTGTAACAACCGGGCAGAATCTCTGTGCAGATATAGCCAGGTTATCCGTGGATGAACTTGGTGCGATTCCATCATCTAAGATTGCTGTCATGTACGCAGTTGCCTATCTGTATGAACACAGAGAAGATGCAGACCATCATCAGCTGACCATTTCACTTCGCTCCCTGCTTGAAGGTGTAAGAAGGAGTGTGTTCTGATGGATATTGCTCTTTTGAATGTGAAGATTACCGTGCAGAAGAATGAAACTGTTGTAGATGCCATCGGCAATCATAAGAATACCTGGACTGACTATCACACCTGCTTTGCAACGGTAAGTGGCGAAGGCGGTTCTGAAAAGAGTGTGGCAGGTCTTATTGTAGATGATTCGGATATTTCGTTTACGGTCAGATACTGTAAGGCTTTTGCAGACCTTGATGTTACAAAACACAGAGTTATATTCGAAGGCTCCCTTTATAACATCGTTTCTATCGACCACATGAACTATAAGAAGAAATGCCTAAAACTGAAATGTGAGAAAGTGAGGAGGTAGGCATAGCAAACGTAAAGATTGATAACCTCGCAGATGAAATCATGAACGGTCTCAAGGAGTATGCTGATCTGGCTACAGATGATTTAAAGAAGTCTGTAAGGAAGGCAGGAAATACAGTAAGAAAAGATATTGCTGCATCTGCTCCAAAGGATACGGGAGCCTATGCGAAGAGCTGGTCAGTCAAGAAAACGAAGGAAACTTCAAATTCACTTGAACTGACAGTACACTCCAAGAACCGATATCAGCTTGCCCACCTTCTTGAACACGGTCATGCAAAACGTGGCGGTGGAAGAGTGGCTGCAAGACCTCACATTGCCCAGGCAGAAGAGAATGCGATTGAAACATTGGAAACAGAAATTGCAAGAGCACTTGGAGGTATGTGATGGAAGAACTGTTACAGATTATTAAAGAAATGGGGATTCCCTTTGCATATGACCATTTTGCAGAGGGAGAAAGTCCAGATCCACCGTTTATCTGCTATCTCTTGCCCGGCAGTGATAACTTTGCGGCTGACGGAAGAGTGTATTTGAAGGTAAACGAAGTTCATATAGAACTGTATACCGATTTGAAGGACTTGTCGGTAGAACAGAAAGTTGAATCCGTGCTTGACAGTCACGGCATTTTTTATGACCGTTTGGAAACATGGATTGAGAGTGAAAAGATGTATGAAGTCCTGTATTCATTTGAAATGGAGGCTTAGATTATGGCGAATAAAGTAAAATACAACCTTAAAAACGTCCATGCAGCAAAGCTGACAAGGACAGAGGATGGTGGCTATTCCTATGAAACACCAAGATCAATTCCCGGTGCAGTAAGTATTAGCTTGGATGCAGAAGGTGATACTTCTCCGTTTTATGCGGATGGTATCGTGTATTTCCGTTCTGTATCTAACAACGGTTATAGCGGAGATTTAGAGATTGCCCTTATTCCGGAATGGTTTAGAACTGACATCCTTAAGGAGGAACTTGACAAGAATGGTGTTCTTGTGGAGAACTCAAATATTACAGAGACAGAGAAGTTTGCACTTCTGTTTGAGTTTGACGGAGACGTGAAGTGCATCCGTCACGTTCTGTATAACTGCTCGGCAGCCCGTCCGTCTATTGAATCGGAAACCAAAGAGGATACGATTGAACCGGGAACAGAAACATTATCTCTTACAGCAGATCCAAGAGAAGATGGTCTTGTTAAATCAAGAACCGGAGATACCACTACGGATGCGACCTATAGCGATTGGTACAAGGCAGTATATGTTCCTGTTGCGAAGACAGCACAAGCTGTAAATGGAGGTAAATAATCATGCTGAAGAAAGTAATTAAAATTGGGGATAAAGATGTGGTATTTCGTTCCTCTGCCACTGTTCCAAGATTATATCGTGCAAAGTTCAAACGAGATATCTTCAAGGACTTAGCAAAGTTGGAAAGTTCCTATAAAGGCAGTAAGGAAGAGGGAGAAGAATTCGCTATCGATGATTTGGAAATCTTCGAGAACGTGGCATATATCATGGCATATCATGCGGACAACACCATCCCAGATAACATCGATGATTGGCTTGACCAGTTTGAGATGTTTTCTATCTATGAAGTGCTGCCGGAGATTCTAGCTCTTTGGGGAACGAACCTTATCACGGACATTGACTCTAAAAAAAACTTAAACGCAGTAGTAGGGAGATGACAACACCCTTGTTCCTTTTGCGTTGCTTAGAAATCGGTCTTTCCATCCAAGACTTGGATTATCTGACCATTGGTATGGTAATGGATATCTGGACGGAGAAAGGAAACGATTCTGTAAAATATGACAGCATTGCAACGCAGGAGGATTTTGATAAGTTTTAATGGCTCGGAAGATACCGAGCTTTTCTTATGCAAATTTTTAAGGAGGTAGACGCCAATGGCAAACAGAATCAAAGGTATCACTGTCGAAATTGGCGGTGATACTACCAAGCTGCAGACAGCTCTTAAAGGAGTTAACGGTCAGATTAAAAATACGCAGTCTGCATTAAAGGATGTAGAAAGACTTCTAAAACTAGATCCGACTAATACAAATCTGCTTGCTCAGAAACAGAAACTGTTAACGCAGGCAATTGGAGAAACAAAAGAGAAACTGACCACCTTGAAGACGGCAGCACAGCAGGCAAATGAACAGCTGCAGAAGGGGGAGATTTCTCAGGAGCAGTATGATGCACTTCAAAGGGAAATTGCCGCAACGGAGGCAGAACTTAAAAGGCTTGAATCTCAGGCATCCAAGACCAATCAGACACTGACAAAGATTGGTGAGGTTGGCGGAAAATTAGAAAATGCCGGAGACAGCATTGCAAACGCCGGAAAGAAAGTGTCTGTTGCATCGGCAGCCGTTACTGCGATGGGCGGTGCTGCCGTAAAGACAGCAGCGGACTTTGAATCTTCCATGAGCCAGGTACAGGCAACAATGGGAATCACAAAGAATTCCATGTCCAAGGTGAACGGTCAGTCTGTCAACACAATGGATACATTATCTGACCTAGCAAAGACGATGGGTGCCAAGACTGCCTATTCTGCAAGTGAGTGTGCGGAAGCTCTTAATTACCTGGCGCTTGCCGGATATGATACGCAGGAAATGTGCGATACCCTGCCAACCGTTCTGAACTTAGCGGCCGCAGGAAATATCGATCTTGCATCTGCATCCGACATGGTAACGGATGCCATGTCTGCGCTTGGACTAAAAACCAAGGATGCCGATAAGATGGTGGATCAGATGGCAAAAACCGCATCCAGTACAAACACATCGGTAGGTCAGCTTGGCGAAGGAATCCTTACTATCGGTGCAACAGCAAAGTCTGTCAAAGGAGGAACCGCTGAACTTAATACCGCTCTTGGCATCTTAGCCAACAATGGTATCAAAGGTGCAGAAGGCGGTACGCATCTTCGAAATGTTATTCTGTCTTTGCAGAATCCAACAGATGGTGCAGCCAAAACAATGGAAAAGCTTGGGGTTAAGACTTATGACTCTGAAGGAAATATGCGTTCATTAAATGATATTTTGGGTGACCTGAATAAATCAATGGACGGTATGACATCTGCGGAAAAGGCGAACATCATAGCAACTATTTTTAACAAAACAGATCTTGCATCGGTCAATGCACTGCTTGCCAATACCGGAGATACCTGGACAGATCTTCAGACAGCCATTGAAAACAGTGGTGGGGCAGCACAGCAGATGGCGGATACTCAGCTAGATAACTTAAAGGGACAGCTTACCATTTTGAAATCTGCAGTGGAGGGATTTGCTATTTCTATCGGTGAAACACTGATGCCGATGGTAAAAAATATCGTTTCAAAGATCCAGTCCTTTGTAGATTGGCTGAATAATCTTGATGAAGGTACAAGACAGGTTATTGTAAAGGTCGGACTTTTTGTTGCGGCTTTAGGTCCTTTTCTTGTGATCCTTGGCACGGTTATATCCAAAGTGGGTGTGGCTATGCAGGCATTCAGTAAGCTCGGTCTTAAGATCACAAGTCTTGTTACAAATGCCGGAGGAATGTCCGGTGTGATGGGTAAGGTCGGTGCAGCTATTGGTGGCATTTCCGCTCCAGTTGTCGCAGTGGTGGCAGTCATCGGAGCTTTAGTAGCTGCATTTATTCATTTATGGAACACAAATGAGAAATTTAGAGACAGCATCATTGGGATTTGGAATCGGATCAAAGAAATTTTCAGCAGCTTTGCACAAGGTATTACCGAAAGACTGAACGCACTGGGCTTCGATTTTCAGAACTTCAAAGAAGTGGTATCTGCCATCTGGAATGCATTATGTAATTTCCTGGCTCCGGTATTTGAAGGAGTATTTACGCAAATTGCTAATATTCTGGAGGGAGCACTTGGAGTTATCACAGGAATCCTCGATGTGTTTATCGGCATCTTCACCGGAAACTGGTCTCAGGTGTGGGAAGGTGTCAAAGGCATCTTCGGCTCTGTTTGGGATTCCATTAAGAATACATTTACAAACTATATGAACGTCATTCAGAATGCTGCGAATGTGGTTCTCGGATGGTTCGGTACAAGTTGGAATGAGGCTTGGTCTGGTATCAAGAGTTTCTTTGTGAACCTGTGGAATAGTATCGCTTCCTTCTTTTCGGGAATCTGGGACGGTATCAAGAATGTTGTCACAACTGCCGTGATGTTCATTGCATCTTTCTTTCAGGCTGCATTTGACATCATCACAGTGCCATTTCGATTTATTTGGGAAAACTGCAAGAGCGTTATTATTACCGTCTGGAATGCGATAAAAGAAAAGGTGACTACCGTTATCAATGCCGTTTCTTCTGTTATCAGCACAGTGATGAATGGTATCAAAACGGTATTTACTACGGTCTGGAATGCAATAAAGCAGGTTGTTACAACAGTGGTGAACGCTATCAAAAACGTTGTAACTACAGTATTTAATGCCATTAAAAACACAGCTGCTACAGTATGGAATGGGGTAAAGACGGCCGTTACCACTCCGGTGAATGCTATCAAGAACACCGTCAGTACGGTATTCAATGCGGTGAAGAGTACGGTATCTTCTGTATTTAACAGCATCAAGAGTACCGCAACTTCGGTCTGGAACGGAATAAAGTCTGCGATCATTACACCAATTGAGGCGGCAAAGAATAAGGTCAAAGGCGTGGTCGATGCCATCAAGGGATTTTTCTCTGGCATGAAGATTTCACTCCCTCATATCAAACTCCCGCACTTTAGAGTAACGGGCAGTCTTTCCATTGCACCGCCATCTGTTCCGCACCTTTCTATCGATTGGTATAAGGATGGAGGTATCATGACCAAGCCTACCGCATTTGGTATGAATGGATCTTCATTGATGGTAGGAGGAGAGTCGGGTGCAGAGGCCATCTTGCCGCTTTCTGCGTTCTATAAGCAGCTGGAAGCGATGATTGACAGCAAGCTTGATATGAGCGGTATGGAAAAGTACCTAGCTGTTATTGCGGACAATAGTTCGAAGGGAATCTATTTGGAGGATGGAACACTGGTGGGACATCTACTTCCGGCAATCGATAATGGCCTTGGAAAACAGCAGAAAATAACAAGGAGGCTTGCACTATGATACCAGACATTTTGATCAACGACACTTCCATGCTTAAGCTTGGATGGATAAGAGAAACCGTTGATTTTCCTATACCGAAGTCCCAGGCAGAAACCGTTACCGTGCCGGGACGAAATTCTCCGGTACGGTTTAACGAGGCGCTTGGCCGTATATCTTTTGAACCGAGAGCATTTACATTGACGTTTTCCATGCTGGGAACAAGAGTACAGTTTGATGAGCGGGTTTCCATTGTGAGCAATCGTTATGCCGGAAGGCTGTGCCAAATCATCTGCAGTGAAGAACCCAATCTATATGTTCTTGGAACGATTGAGATGAGTTCTTCCTATGATCCACTTACCGGAAAGGGTCAGCTTGTTATGGAAAGCAGTGATGCAGATTCCTACAGGTATCATGTGGAAGAGACACAGGTTGTTTTTACCGGAAGTGGAACGGCAGTGCTTGTAAGTGATTATATGCCGGTAGTTCCTACGGTTATAACGACAGCGGAAACCACGATGTCTTGGAAAATTGGAACAGATACTTTCCGCAGAACACTGAGCAGTGGCACATGGGAAATTCCAGAGCTGCAGCTTAGCTTTGGAGATAACAGCATCAAAATCGAGAGTGATGGAAGTACTACTTTCCGTTACAGGGAGGGATGCCTATGAGTATCTTTAGAGTATATGTGGATGGTCAGATTTTTTATCATCCCCATTTATCGAAGCTTGCTATTACAGAGGCAACCGTAAGTGAGGACGCAGAAAACATCGACAGCTTTACCTTGTCTGCACCATATAATCATCCCTACATTGATTTTATTCGGCCAATGGCATCAGTAATTCAGTGTAAAAGGGATGATGAAGTGGTATTTGAAGGAAGATCGCTGGATGATGGATCCGATTTTTATAACACCCATACTTGGACCTGTGAATCCTGTTTGGCTTATCTGAAAGATACCATGCAGCCACCCTTTGAATATAAGGGGACATTAAGAGGATTATTTGAGCAATTTATAAATGTGCATAATCAATCGGTAGAAGAGCAGAAGCAGTTTGAAATCGGCAGAATTACGGTGACAGACGATAACGATTATATTGCTTACAGTAACTCGGATTATTCTGTAACGATGGATGCCATAAAAAATAAGCTAATTGATACGCACGGAGGATATCTTCGGGTTCGCTATATTGGTTCAAAGAGGGTTTTGGATTATCTCAAAGATTTCGATGAAAGAAGCCTGCAAAAAGTGGAATTTGGGAAAAATCTTCTAGATGTAAAAATAACCAAGGACCATACCGAAAGAGTGACAGCCTTGATTCCATTCGGTGCGAAAAAGATCGAAGAAGATGAAGATGGAAATGTAACAGAACTGGATGAACGAATTGATATTACAGAAGTAAATCATGGACTGAATTATGTCACGGATGAGGATGCCGTCAAGGAAATCGGATGGATATGGGCAACTGAAATATGGGAGGATGTCACCAAGCCGTTAAACCTTTTGAGGAAAGCAAAAGCAAGAGTGAAGGAACTGGCAAAAGGTATCACAAGTATGGAACTGACAATCTTAGATGAATCAGACAGTGACAGTACAATTGATGATATTACATCCAGGATGTATGTGGACTGTTATTCAAAACCACACGGGATTGATGGAAGATATCTTGTGCTTGGAAGAAAAAGAGACTATTTAAATCCTGCCGGAAACACCATCACGATAGGAGCAACGAATGTAACGCTTACATCGGCATCCGCCAAACAAGGCAACAGCATTTCCTTTTTGGAAGATGATATTTTCGGCCAGACCACGAAAATCGAGAAGATTACCGGAGACCTTGATACGATCAATTCACAGAAAATGTATCGGACGGAATTGATTGTAGATGGAGTCAGTATTTTTAAGAATAAAGGTCAGAAAAGCACCATGTACTGCAAGGTGTATTCTTGGGATAAGGAAATCACCGATACTTTAGATGCAAGCTGCTTTATATGGCATCGAAACTCTTCGGATGAAGAAGCAGATAAAGAGTGGGATAAGAACCACATCGGCATGAAACAAATAACGATTACGACAGAGGACGTGTTAGACAATGCGTCCTTTTATTGTGAAGTAGAAATATAAGGAGGAATTTAAATGGCTACGATTTTAACATCCAGTCAGCAGACATTTGTGGACATCACGGATCAGCGAAAATTATCGGCATATATCACATCCAATCTTCCAAAGACGCAGAGTGAAGATCCCAACGTACTGCCACATACCTATGCACCAAGCTGGGACAGTACAAACCTTGTATTGACACCTGTGCTGTTCCTGGATCAGACCAATGTATCTCCGACTGCAACAGGAGTGACGATTGCATGGAAAAGAAAAGATGGTGTGGCATCAGAAACCGCACTGACTTCCGGTGAGACTGTAAAAAGCGGAGTGCTTACGGTCAATCAGAATAAGCTGGCATCATCCAGCTCCGGAATGATCACCTACATCTGCTATATAAGCTACTATGATTCTGAAACAAAGAATACAATCAATATCACTGCGGATATTACCTATACCATGGTGAAGAATGCAGCTAATGCAAAGCTGTGTACGGTGAGCAGTGATACCTACGTCTTTAAGTATGATACTTCCCAGGCTTTAGTGGGTGCTTCTCAGGCAGCACTGACGGCACAGGTACAGGGAGTGACCATTAGCAAATGGCAGTATAAAAACAGCAGCGGTGCATGGACAGATTATCCGACCACATCCGACAATACTTCTATTACCGGAGGAACATTGGTGGTGAAGCCGGTGCATAGCATTTTCGTCAGCAACGTGGCTCAGATCAGAGCGACAACTTCAGAGAGTGATGTGTTTGATACTGTCACGATTACGAAAATCTATGATGGAGCCAAAGGAGATAAGGGTAATCCGGGATCTGCCGGAACAGGAGGACTTTCTGTGGTTCTTGGAAATGAAACCCAGACGATTGCCTGTACTTCAGAAGGAAAGACATCTGCTGCAAGCACCATTACAATTCCTTTTACCGGATATGTAGGTATTACGCAGTCGGCTTGTACTTGTGCTGTTGGAACACTTCCTACTGGTATTACGGTTAAGACCAATACTGCAGCAACAGCCAGTGCAGCAGGAAAGCTGGAACTTTCTGTAGCAGCATCTTCAAATCTTGGAGCAGATGCAGCATTAACAGGCAATATCACGCTGACATTTATGATCTCCGGAAAGACAGTTACAAAGGTTTTTACCTGGACAAAATCCAAAGCGGGAAGCAATGGTGCATCGGCAGTAGTATTTTCTGTTTATGCACCCAATGGAACCATCGTACAGAATCAGTCGGGTAGTATTCTGCTTGCGACATCCGCCTATGCAGGTTCCACAGTGATTACATCAGCAGCATATCAGTGGGCGAAATATTCCAGTGGCTCATGGACAAATATAAGCGGGGAAACATCCGAAACGCTTACAGTATCCGGCTCGGATATTATAAATATTCAGTCTTACCGATGCACCATGACCTACGGTGGAAAAGCTTATGTGGATGTTATCACAGTGGAAGATAAGTCGGATCCGTATGTTTCAGAAATGCTGTCCATTGGCGGATATACGGTGAAGAATAATTTAGGCGGTGTAGTTCCTTATGTAATTGTAAGAACCAATCAGAAGGAAGTAGATTCACTTCTTGGAAGTATTAGTGAAACCGCACCTTCTGCACCAAAGTCCGGAGATTTCTGGTATAAGATTGATCACACAGAAAAAAGTGTGACCTTGATGAAATATAACGGAACTTCATGGATCAGTGCTTCGGAAAAACAAAGCCTTATGTATACATGGTATGCGCAGGATAAAGACGGAAAAGAAATGACTTTTAATAAGGCGGGCAAGGTCATTTATTTATCTGCAGCAGACATTGACAGCATTATGACGCTTCAGTGTGATGTGTCCAGCTGATACGGGAGGTGATGCACTATGACATTACTAACGTGCTGCCAACATTCTTTTCAAAATTTCACAGGATATGAAGAGAGTATCGATGAATTAAAAAATGCGGCAGATGTTTTGACAAAGGAAGTCAGTCAGACATCTGCCGAAATCATGAAAACATCGGATCGGATAAACAGCACCGTAGAAATGGTTAAGACGAAGGTGGATGGCTCAACAGTAGAAGAAATGGAACGAAGAGTAACAGATGTGGAGCAGAATGCAAGTGGAATGCAGATCACTATTTCGTCTGTTCGTGATGCGGTGGATAAACAGGAACAGGATCTTGAAAATTATAAATTGGAAACAAGCATTTATCTGAGGTTCACAGAAAAAGGTTTAAGCATTGGAAAGCAAAATGCCGGAGATGAGTCACCGTATTCGATTGTTATCGATAATGAAAAGATGAGCTTTCAACAGAATGGTATGGAGGTTGCCTATATTCAGTATAACAAGATGCACATCAATGCAATCGAAGCAATGGATAAGCTGAGTGTGGGAGCCGCATCAGACGGTGGATATTTTGATTTTATTTCCACACCTCAGGGAATGGGAATCAAATGGAGAAATGTATAGAAAGGAGATAGTCTATGAGCTTAACAACTAGAAAACTGACAAAGTCGCTGTATTATCTTACGGCGAATGGATCGGTAAGTGGAGCCACAACGAAGTTGTCGATTGTGTTTCAGGCATCGACCGCAATATATGGTGCGGATTCAAAGAATGGAGTGGCAATCTATGTGGATGGAGCAAAACAGAGTCCAACATGGACCGTCAATAAGAGCGAAGATTTTATGGGAACTAAGAAGTATACAAAGATGACCAGTTCGACATTATCGATCAGCAAACCATTTTTCACACTGAAAATCACTGTGGATGGATCGGAGCTATATGAAGAAGTGTTTTCGTTTTATGAGATTGAAAAAGCCGGGAACGGCATCCGTGCGTCTGGCGGATTGATGAATGGAAGCACAGCGTCTTCGGTGAAATTTGACTGCACATCTTCGGATGCAGCCTATAAGGCAACCTTTAAATTAGGATCATACAGCAACACGATAAGCTCCTCCGCATCATTGATTTCTTATGCAATTCCTATCAGTTGGTGTAATGCAGTGACGGATGATATCACTGGTGCTGCAAATATTACCGGACAGGTTTTGTTTGGAGGAAAAGTGTACAAGACATTTACAGCTAATCTTACGGTATCTGTTCCGGACACTGTAATTCCCAGTATTTCGTCCGTAACGTTTTCAGATGTGGATGATTCTGTAGTTCCTTCTTCGTGGGGAATTTATGTACAGGGACAAAGCGGGCTTAAACTGAAATCAATTAGCTGCGCAGGGGCATATGGTTCGGAAATTAAAAAAGTGAAAATGACAGCAGACAGCAGGATCCGGACAACAGATTATCCGGAACTACCGGAAATGGATCATATCTCACAAAGCGGAGAAGTGAGCGTTATGATTACAGTGACGGACAGCAGAAACAGGACGGTAAACAAGAGTGCCGTTGTTTCCATTGTGTCATATGCATCTCCTAAATTATCCAGTATAAAGAGCGAACGGTGCAATGCATTGGGCGAAACGGATAATGATGGAACGTACTTTTTAAGTACGACTTCTGCTGTATTTTCTTCCTGCTTGGGGAAAAATACACTTACTCTCACTGTAAAATACAAGAGAACAGACCTTAAGAATTATGGAAATGAAGTGCAGATAAACCCTGGCTCCAATGTATGTGCAAACAATGATCTGGATCCGGAATACAGTTATGATGTTCTTTATACATTATCGGATGAATTTAATACCGTGACTTATTCGGACTTTGTTTCAACAGCGGTGTATCTTATGCACTTTCTGCATGGGGGAAGAGGTGTTGCGTTTGGACAAAAAGCGACTCTTGCAGATACGCTAGACTGCAACTTCAATGCTGTTTTTAGGAAGAAATTATCCTGCGTACTGGATGATGGAACGGTATTGGAAGTACGAGATATGATGGAGCAGATTCAAAACAATCTGGTGAATATGCTTTGCCCCAAGGGGAAACTTCCTGCTCTTTTACTGAATCTTTTGTACCCGATTGGCAGCATTTATATGAGTACCAGTTCTGCAAATCCAACAAACATCATGGGTGGAATTTGGGTATCCTGGGGAGAAGGAAGAGTGCCTGTCGGTGTTGGAACAGGTACCGACAGCAACAATACGTCCGTGGTCTTTTCTGCAGCAAATCAAACGGGCGGAGAGTATACGCATCTTTTGACTGGGGCAGAGAGTGGACAAAAGGCTGTGCAAACAGGAAATCAGAGTGTCTCTCATACGCATTCGCTTACATATAATGCCGACAGCGGTGCAGCAGCAAGTGGCTCAGATCCAAGCGGAAGAGGTGCTTTTGTACGAAGAACTGCATCCGGAGGAGCAACTTCAACTTGGAAAACTGGAAATCAAAGTGCATCCCACACGCATTCGATCTCAGCTTCTAATGCTTCCAATAGTCATAATAACATTCAGCCGTATGTTACCTGCTATATGTGGAAAAGAACGGCTTAATACTTACTGCTAGATGAGGTGATTGCTCAAATTTGAGCAGTCGCTTTTTCTATACAAATTTTTAAGAAACGGAGGATTTATCAATGAAGGAATTTTGGAACATGATTCAGTTTTTATTTGCCGGAATCGGAGGATGGCTTGGATATTTTCTAGGTGGCTGTGATGGTCTGCTTATTGCACTGCTCTTATTTGTCATCACTGACTACATTACGGGAGTGATGTGCGCCATTGCAGATAAGAAGCTATCCAGTGCAGTTGGTTTTAAAGGCATCTGCAGAAAGGTGCTTATTTTTCTGCTTGTAGGGATTGCAAACATTCTGGATATGCAGGTGATTGGCACAGGTAGCGTACTTAGAACGGCAGTTATCTTTTTCTACATTTCAAATGAAGGAGTAAGCCTTCTTGAGAATGCAGGACATCTGGGGCTTCCTATTCCGGTAAAAATCAAATCAGTGTTAGAGCAGCTCCATGACAGAGCAGAACAGGAGGTGGGGGATGAAGATTAGTATAAGTAGTAAAACAAAATAAGTATATTGTGATTCATTTGGTCTTTGAAAAGAAACTTTACTGAATCAGTTTTTATTTGCAGTATAACTTGATTCTACGGAGATAGCATGGTAACATACAGCAAATTGTTAATTGTTAGAAGAATGGAGAAGTTAATATGGAAAAGCCACAGCATAATACAAGAAATGAAGAATTCTTTTCAAAGCGAGATTTTCCCCAAGAGATCGATTATCTTCTGGAAGGATTTGAAGACAATGAACTTTTAAAGTGTGATGCCGAAAGGATGATAGAGATTGCATACAAAAGTGGATATGTTGATGCGTGGAGGGAGGCATTATTTTTTACAGATAATTAATAGAAAACAAATAAAGACGAGTTGAAGTCCAGATGGGAGAAATCCTGTCGGGACTTTATTTTTTACATCAGATACAAAGAAAAAATCAAATCGTTATTTGAGTAGCTCCAAGGTAGAGCAGAAAGTGAGGAAAAATAATATGGCTTATACAAACAGTAAAATGGTATCTTACACAAGACTCAGTCCAAATCATTCCGGAAAGAGAACACATTCCATTGACAGAATTACACCGCATTGCGTAGTAGGTCAGTGCAGTGTAGAAACTTTAGGAAACATCTTTGCACCAAGATCCAGACAGGCAAGCTGCAACTATGGCATTGGTCCAGATGGAAGAGTTGGCATGTATGTGGAAGAGAGAAATCGCTCTTGGTGTTCTTCTTCCAATGCCAATGATCAGAGAGCTGTGACGATTGAATGTGCATCGGATACAAAACATCCTTATGCGATGAATGATAAAGTGTATGCGTCTCTTATCAAGCTTTGCACCGATATCTGCAAGCGCAATGGCAAGAAGAAACTTCTGTGGCTTGGAAGCAAGTCGAAGGCACTGAATTACAAGCCGAAATCCGATGAGATGGTTCTTACGGTACATCGTTGGTTTGCCAATAAGTCCTGTCCTGGTGACTGGCTTTATTCAAGACTAGGTGACCTTGCAACAAAGGTAACTGCACAGCTTGGTGGTTCTTCTTCTGGCGGAACAACTGCAAGTGGATTATATAGAGTCAGAAAATCTTGGAATGATGCAAAATCACAGAAAGGTGCATTCAAGTCCCTTGATAATGCAAAGAGATGTGCTGCATCAAATCCAGGATACTTTGTCTTTGATGAAAACGGAAGAATCGTAGGCTCTACTACCTCAAGTACCAAAACGGTAGATGAGCTTGCAAAGGAAGTCATCAAAGGTTTATGGGGCAATGGTGCCGACAGAAAGGCAAAGCTTACAGCAGCCGGATATGACTACGCAAAGGTACAGAAGAGAGTAAATGAACTCTTAAAATAAGAAATAGTTAAAACAGTGCTATGAGCCTGCTTGCATTCTTCGGGGTGTAGGCAGGCTTTATTTTTTTGTAAAAAACGTCCTTTTGATGCTCTTTTCAAGGCTACTAGTTAGGAAGAGCAAAACAAGGAAAAAGAAAAATAAAAAAGTTTTTCAAAAAACCGTCCTTTTGAACCTCTTCCCAAGGCTAAAAGTTAGAGAGAAACAAATCTCTCGGAATTGGAGGTGCAGCGATGAAACATAATCTTCACATTAGTGTTTCTGACAAGCCACAACGAAACGGCATGGTGTCCTACAAGAGCATCACACTTCGAGAAAGATTTATGAGAATGCTGTTCGGTAAAAAGCAGAAGATCATGATTCTTGTTCCGGGTGACACGGTTGAGGAACTTGCCATCACAAAAGTTACGGAAGGAGGTAGACCATGAACAAAGTAACAGAATTACTTGACGCTGTTGCCCACGTCATCACGAATGTGCGTAACCTGGCAGACAGTCTTCAGGTGGTAGCCGATGTTCTTACAGATATGAAATCTGTAGAAGTAACTGAATCACAGCCTGTAGAACAGATTCCTGAAAAGACTTCAAAGCCTAAGAAGGAAAAAGCTAAGGTTTACACACTTGAAGATGTAAGAGGTGTTCTTGCAGAGAAGAGTCAGAACGGACTTACATCAGAAGTTAAGGGTCTGATTGCAAAGTTCGGAGGCAGCAAGTTATCCGACATCGACCCTAGCAACTATGAAGCAATCATCAAAGAGGCGGAGGTGCTAGGAAATGAGTAAACACGCATTCCTTTCCCCCTCAAGTTCTCACAGATGGCTCAACTGTACACCAAGTGCAAGTCTTGAATCAGAATTTGAAAATAAGACAAGCCAGGCAGCAGAAGAAGGAACAGCTGCTCACGCATGGTGCGAACACAAGCTTAAGAAGGCTTTCCGCAGAAGAAGTAAAAGACCTGTTTCATCCTATGACAGTGATGAAATTCAGGAACACACAGATGCATACGTGGACTTTGTCTTAGAACAGCTTGACATTGCAAAGCAGAACTGCAAGGACCCATTGGTGCTGATAGAGCAACACGTAGATTTCTCTGAATATGTTCCAGATGGTTATGGTACAGCAGACTGCGTGATTGTTTCAGACGATAAGCTTCACATCATTGATTTCAAGTATGGCATGGGAGTTCTGGTAGATGCAACAGACAATCCACAGATGAAATGTTATGCACTCGGTGCACTTGCCATCTATGACAGCTTATATGACATCAAGGAAATATCGATGTCCATCTTCCAGCCACGCAGGGAGAATGTGAGTACCTGGACAATCCCGTTTGATGAACTGAAGACTTGGGCAGAAGAAGTATTAAAGCCAAAGGCTGAAATGGCCATGAATGGCGAAGGCGAATACTGTCCCGGCGAGTGGTGTAAATTCTGCAGGGCGGCAGTCAGATGCAGAGCAAGAGCAGAAGAAAAGCTGAAACTTGCACAGGAAGAATTCAAACTTCCGCCACTTCTTACAGATTCGGAAATCGAAGAAATTTTAAAGGTTATTCCTGATCTTACAAAGTGGGCAAATGAGATTATGGCTTATGCCACCGAATCGGCAGTAAACCACGGCAAGCAGTGGAACGGATTCAAGGTTGTTGAAGGACGCTCTGTCCGTAAGTACACGGATGAAGATGCAGTTGCCAAAGCAGCCAAGGAAGCAGGTTATAAGGATATTTACCGTCAGAGTCTTATCACTCTTACAGAGATGCAAAGACTGATGGGTAAAGCAACATTTGAAAAGGTACTGGGTGACCTTATCTACAAACCACCCGGAAAGCCGACTCTTGTACCTAACTCGGATAAGAGAGAGGCAATGCATATATCAGACGCTAAAAACGAATTTAAAATGGAGGATTAACGATTATGGCGAATGTAAGAAAAACAAAAGTTATCACAGGCAAGAACACAAGACTTTCTTATTTCCATGGATGGGAGCCTACATCTATCAATGGCGGTCCTGAAAGATACAGCGTATCTGTTCTTATTCCAAAGGATGATAAGGAAACAGTAAAGGCAATCAATGATGCGGTTGATGCAGCTATTGAGGAAGGCATCGCAAAGTTCGGTGGCAAGAAGCCTAACAAGGCAGCAATCAAGCTTCCTCTTCGTGATGGTGACACAGAGCGTGAGGACGAGGCTTATGCCGGACATTGGTTCATCAATGCCAATAGTAAGACAGCACCACAGATTGTTGATAAGGCCGTAAAGCCTATCCTTGACCGTGATGAAGTGTACAGTGGTTGCTATGCGAGAGTTTCACTTAACTTCTATGCATTCAACTCCAATGGTAATAAGGGTATTGCTTGTGGTCTTGGCAACATTCAGAAGATTAGAGACGGAGAACCCCTTGGTGGTCGTAGCTCTGCAACTGATGATTTCAGCACAGAGGAAGATGACGATTTCTTATCTTAATCTGAACCGACCTTTTAACTTCCGGCAGGCGGTGTGAAACACCACCGTCTGCGACTATTACGAATATACGAGGTAAACGATATGAACGAATTATATGAATTAGCAAAGCAGATTGATGTGATTATCATCTTCTACATCTTTATGGGTGCTGGTATCTACGGCATTGTAAGCACCATTATGAATGGTATCTGGCTTGTCAAGGATTCAATCAAGAAACGTAAGGCAAAGAAAAAATCTGCTGAAGAAACAACTGAAGAATAAAAATGTGCAGGCGGTGGAGGACAATCCTCTGCCGTCTGTTTTACTTTGGAAGGAAGTGAGAATGTGAAATCAATCAGTATAGATATTGAAACCTTTTCAAGTGTGAGTCTGCAAAAATCCGGGGTTTACCGTTATGCAGAAAGTGAAGACTTTGAGATTCTACTTTTCGGATATTCCGTAGATGGTGGCGAGGTCAAGGTTGTAGATCTGGCAATGGGAGAAAAGATACCGGACGATATTATTGTTGCTCTTACAGATGATGAAGTAATAAAGTGGGCATTCAATGCACAGTTTGAAAGAGTCTGTTTATCGAGGTATCTTCGTGATAATGGTGTATCTCTTAAGGGATATTGTCTTGATCCTGTGTCATGGCGTTGCACTCTTGTTTGGGCGGCAACTCTTGGACTTCCATTATCCCTGGAAGGAGTAGGAGCCGTTCTTGGTCTTGAAAAGCAGAAACTATCGGAAGGCAAGAATCTCATCAAATACTTCTGTGTTCCCTGTTCTCCAACCAAGGTAAACGGTGGCAGAACAAAAAATATGCCATATCACGATTTAGAGAAGTGGCAGCAGTTCAAAGCCTACAATATCCGTGATGTTGAATCGGAAATGGGTATTCAACAGAAGCTATCCCGTTTCCCGGTAAGCGAAACCATCTGGGATGAGTATCATTTAGATCAGGAAATCAATGACCGTGGAATTGGTGTTGATATGGTTTTTGTTAAGAATGCCATTGCCTTTGATGAGAAGAGCAAGACGGCACTTACAAAGCAGATGCAGGAACTTACCGGTCTTGAAAATCCTAACTCCGTACAGCAGATGAAAGGCTGGCTTTCTGACAACGGACTTGAAACTGGCAGTCTTGGTAAAAAGGTAGTAGCCGAGATGATTAAGGATGCACCGGAACACTTGGCAGAAGTCTTATCTCTTCGTCAGCAGCTTGCAAAAAGCAGTGTGAAGAAATATACGTCTATGGAGAAAGCTGTGTGCAAGGATAGCCGAGCCAGAGGTATGTTTCAGTTCTACGGTGCCAATAGAACAGGAAGGTTCAGTGGTAGACTGATACAGTTGCAGAACCTCCCACAGAACCATATGAGTGACCTTGCACAGGCTCGTTCCCTGGTTCGTAATGGCAATTATGATGCACTTGAATTCTTGTATGAGGATATCCCGGATACCTTATCACAGCTTATAAGAACTGCCTTTGTGCCACAGGGTGACAACAAGTTTATCGTTGCAGATTTCTCTGCCATAGAAGCACGAGTCCTTGCCTGGCTTGCAGGTGAAAAGTGGCGAATCAAAGTATTTGAACAAGGCAAGGATATCTACTGCTCATCGGCATCACAGATGTTTGGTGTTCCGGTGGAAAAGCATGGCGTGAATGGACACTTAAGACAGAAAGGTAAGATTGCTGAACTGGCACTTGGCTATGGCGGATCAGTTGGTGCATTGAAAGCTATGGGAGCCATTGAAATGGGTCTTGCCGAAGAGGAACTCCAGCCTCTTGTCTATGCCTGGAGAAATTCAAATCCTGCCATCACAATGTTGTGGTGGGATATTGATAATTGTGTAAAGGAAACAGTCAAGAAGAGAATCACAACCGAAACTCACGGCATACGATTTATGTATGAGAGTGGATTTCTTTTTATCGTTCTTCCTTCAGGCAGAAGACTTGCATATGTAAAACCCAAGATGGGTGTGAATCAGTTCGGTGGTGCGTCTGTTATCTATGAAGGTGTAGGTGGTACAAAGAAATGGGAAAGGCTTGAAAGCTATGGTCCAAAGTTTTGTGAAAACATCACACAGGCAATCGCAAGGGATATTCTCATGTATGCAATGCAGACTTTAAGAAACTGTAATATCGTTGCTCATGTGCATGATGAAGTCATCATCGAGTGCAGAAAGGATATGTCCCTTGATGCCGTGTGTGAGCAGATGGGAAGAACTCCACCCTGGGCGAAGGGTCTGCTTCTTCGTGCTGACGGCTATGAATGTCAGTTTTATAAAAAAGATTAATGAAAAACGTCCTTTTCAACCTCCTGCCAAGGCTACATGGTAGGAGGTGCTTTTTTTATGCAGATTACAAAATTAGAAGACGGTGCAGCAGCACCAAAGCCTGACACAAAGGTGTTTACACAGGAAGAATTGCAGAAGGAATTTGACTTCATTCTCGCTGAAAGGATAGTTCGTAAGATGGCAGAAAAGGGTCTTATTTCTGATGATGAATTACACAAAATCTCCGAGAAAAATCGGCTTATTTTTTCTCCCTATCTATGCGAGATTTATCAGTAATTGACTTGATATATAACGGTTTCTACGGGAATATGTCATACGATAAAGCGAGGTGATATAAGTGAAGAATGTAACGAAAATCAATCAGGTCGATTTCTCCATTTTTAAGAAGACAAGGGTGGCTGCATACTGCAGAGTTTCAACTGATAGTGATGAACAGGAACTCAGCCTTGAAACACAGAAAAATCATTATGAGAGTTACATCAAAGCAAACAGTGAATGGGAATATGCAGGTATTTATTATGATGATGGTGTCAGCGGTACAAAGACTGCAAAGAGAGATGGGTTGTTAAGACTTATGGAAGACTGTGAAAAAGGTCTTATAGATCTTGTCATCACAAAATCCATCAGCAGATTTAGCAGAAACACTACCGATTGTCTGACACTTGTAAGAAAGCTTTTGAATTATGAAGTCTATGTTATTTTTGAAAAGGAAAATATAAACACCGGCTCTATGGAAAGTGAATTGATGCTTGCCGTATTGGCCAGCATGGCAGAAAGCGAGTCACGTTCCATTTCCGAGAATGAGAAGTGGAGCATCAAGAAGAGATTCCAGAACGGTACTTATGTGATTTCCTATCCGCCTTATGGTTATGCCAATGTTGATGGTGAGATGGTGATTGTTCCAGAACAGGCAGAAGTTGTAAAAGAGATTTTTGCAGGATGCCTTGCCGGAAAGAGCACCCACATAATTGCAAAGGAATTGAATGAAAAAGGTGTTCCGACCAAGAGAGGTGCTAAGTGGACAGGCACTACGATTAACGGCATTCTTACAAATGAGAAGTACATAGGAGATGCACTTTTTCAGAAGACCATCACAGATGCATCCTTCAAGCGAAAAAGGAACTATGGCGAAGAAGAACAATATTACTGTGAAAATCATCACGAGCCTATCATTGACAAGGATACCTTTGAAAAGGCGAAAGAAGCCATCAGACAGCGTGGACTTGAAAAAGGCAACTGCAGTGAGAATACAGCAAAATACCAGAACAGATATGCCATGTCCGGAAAAATTAAGTGTGGCGAGTGTGGAAGATCATTTAAGAGAAGATACCATTACACTTCCCACGGCAGAAGCTACAATGCCTGGTGCTGTGGCGGACATATTGAAGATTCGAGTTCCTGCTCCATGAAGTTCATTCGTGATGATGACTTAAAGAGAGTGTTCCTTACGATGATGAACAAGTTGCGTTTCGGTAATGACTTGATCTTAAAGCCACTTCTTATTTCCATCACTACCAGTAATTCGAAGAAGAACATTCACAGTATGGAAGACATCGAAAAGGATATGCAGAGCAATGAAGAACAGAGAAAGCAGCTGAATACACTTCTTACAAGAGGCTATCTTGAAAGACCTGTATTTGCCGAGGCTCATAACAAACTGATAATGGAGTATGAACAGCTTGCTGCAAAACGAGATCTTCTTTACAGAATGGATAACGCAGGCTACACGATGGAACAGGCATTAAGTGACATGGTTAGTTTCCTTAACGGAGCAGAGCCTTTTACCGAATGGGACGATTCCTTATTTGAAAGGTTCGTAGAAAAGGTAAAGGTGCTGTCCAGAGAAGAAGTAGAGTTTGAATTAAAATTCGGCTTAAGGCTGAAGGAAAGGATTGATTAAAATGGCACACATACCAGTAGGGTACAAAATAGTTGACGGTTGTGCTGTAGTTGATGAAACGGCTGCAGAACAAATAAGGGCAACCTACAGATACTATTTTGAAGGCAAGTCACTTATTGATGCAGCTAAAGAAGCAGGTTTTAAGATGAACCATGCATCAGTAAAGAGAATGCTTTCTAACAAAAAGTATCTGGGAACAGACTATTACCCACAGATAATTGACAAAGAAATCCAGACAAGATTTCTGGAAGAACTGACACGAAGGGCAGGGAACCTTGGAAGGCTCAACAGAAGAAGCAAGGAACACAATAAGACAGTTCCTACAGCATTTCATTTCAAGCCAGCCGATTTAACATTTCCTGATCCATTCGAGCAGGCAGAATACATTTACAGTTTGATAGAAAGCGAGGAATGACACATGGCAGGAGCAAAGAACATAACAGTTATTCCGGCAAAAAAACGTGTAGGTAATACAGTAACCGTGGAAGATAAGCCAAAGTTAAAGGTCGCAGCGTACTGTAGAGTAAGTACTGACAGCGAAGAACAGGCTACAAGTTATGATGCTCAGGTTGAGCATTACACGGAATATATTAGGAAAAATCCTGAATGGGAATTCGCCGGAATATACGCTGATGACGGTATCAGTGGAACAAATACGAAAAAGCGAGAAGAATTTAATCGCATGATTGAAGATACGATGGCAGGCAAAATTGATATGATTATCACAAAGTCAATCAGCCGATTTGCAAGAAACACATTGGACTGCCTTAAGTACATCAGACAGCTTAAAGAAAAAAATGTGCCTGTATTTTTTGAAAAAGAAAATATCAATACTTTAGATGCTAAAGGCGAGGTACTTCTTACTATTATGGCATCACTTGCACAGCAGGAATCTGAGTCGCTTTCCAAGAATGTAAAGATGGGACTTCAATTCAGATATCAAAACGGAGAGGTTCAGATTAATCATAATTGGTTCTTGGGATACACAAAAGACGAGAATGGACATCTCATCATTGATGAAGAGCAGGCTGTGGTAGTAAGAAGAATATTTCGAGAATATCTTCAAGGTGCAAGCCTTAAGAATATAGCAGACGGACTTATGGCAGATGGTATTCCAACCGCAACCGGAAATATGAAATGGCGAAGTGATGGCATCAGAAAAATCCTTACTAATGAAAAGTATATGGGAGATGCTCTTTTACAGAAGACATATACGGTTGATGTTCTTACAAAGAAGAGAGTTGCTAATAATGGAATTGTTCCTCAGTACTATGTTGAAAATAACCATGAAGCAATCATTCCAAGGCAGTTGTTCATGCAGGTCCAGGAAGAACTGCAAAGAAGAGCTCATTTAAGAACAGAAAACGGGAAGACGAAAAGAGTCTACAGCAGCAAATATGCATTATCGAGCATCATATACTGTGGTAAATGTGGGGATCTTTTCAGAAGAGTTGCGTGGAAAGCCAGGGGTGCATCTTATAACAAATGGAGATGTGCCAGCCGAATTGAGAAGGGACCGAAAAACGGCTGTGATGCCGAGGCAATCAGTGAATCTGAAATTCAAAAAGCAGTCATGAGAGCCATCAATAAGACTCTTGGAGGAAGAGAAGAATTTTTGGTGCAGCTACAGCATAATATCGAAGATGTGCTGAATGGTGATTCTACGGCAACACTTGAGTACATAGACCAAAGAATGGCGGAATTGCAGGAAAAGCTTGTAATGTGCGTAAACAAAAATGCCGAGTATGATGCTATAGCAAAGGAAATAGACGCCTTGAGAGAAAAGAAAGCAGCAGTTGTAACAAAGGATGCAGAACAGGAAATGCTCAGAAAACGAATAAATGAAATGCGACATTTTCTTCAAACGCAAACAAGCAGAATCACAGAATATGATGAGCAACTGGTCAGAAGGCTTATTGAAAAAATCACAGTTTATGATGATAAATTAATCTTCGAATTTAAATCCGGCATGACTGTTGAACTCAAAAGATAATTGAATAGGAACTCTTACAAAAACACCTTGCAGCAATGCAGGGTGTTTTTGTCGTTCATAGAAAATTTACAAAACGGAACTGTGCCAGAATTGAATTTATCAACCAAATGGTTTATAATGTAGTAAGTGAGGTGCGTTTTAGACATGGAGAATTAAGATGAAAACATCCGATATGATTAAAGAATTATGTAATAAAAAGAATATAA